GATGAAATCCTCGAAGATGTAGTTGCTGATCAGGAAGTTGAAGTTGACTTAGATGATAGCATTGATGAAGCGAAAAAAGCATCAATGGGCGATCCTTCAGAAATTCCAGATCCAGAAGCTAAAACAAATTCAGGTAAAGAAGCACCAAAAGGTGGAGAACCTATGGTTAAATTACCTAGCACAAAAGTTGGTATGATTCAGGCGGCTGTAGAAAAATTACAGTCAATGAAGAAAGTTCAGGTTGCAGATATGGTTAACGCCATGATGAAGCCAGAAGCTTATATGAAAAAGAAAACTGATGAGTCAGTAGAGACTGAAGATGCACCAACATTGTCAGAAATAATCAAAGTGTCAAAAGATGATATCGATGTATCAGAAGACATGAAAGCTATGTTTGGTTCTGAAGATCTATCAGAAGATTTTAGAGATAAAGCAACAACTATCTTTGAATCTGCTGTTCTATCAAAAGTAAACGAAGTATTAGAGTCTGCTACTATAGACATGAATGCTGAGATTGAAGTAGAAAGAGCAACAGCAAGAGCCGATATGGAAAGCAAGCTTGACGATTACCTAGACTACGTTGTAAACGAGTGGGTAAAAGAAAATGAACTTGCTATCGAAAAAGGCATACGCTCTGAAATCGTAGAAAACTTTATGGTTGGACTTAGAAATCTTTTCACCGAAAACTATATCGACATTCCAGAAGATAAAGTAGATATCGTTGATGAGATGGCGGCTAAAGTTGAAGAACAAGAGCAAGCTGTAAACGAAGAAATTGAAAGGAACATTGAACTCAGAAAAGAGTTGAATGCTCTAAAAATGAACAAAGCCTTAGGTGAAGTAAGTGAAGGACTCACTGAAACACAAAAGGAAAAGTTTATATCACTAGCTGAAGGTGTTGACTACGAAGGCGATGACTACATAGCAAAGCTAGAGACTATAAAAGAGAACTACTTCCCACAAGAAGAAGTTGTTGAAAATAACGATGTGTCTGATGAGGAACCCCTAGAAAATCTAGAGGAAGAAACAAAAGTGAACGGCTCTATGGCAAACTATATGAATGCCATATCTCGAAGCATCAAAAAGTAGTAAATTATAAATATTGATTAATAGGCTGAAATTAGTTTAAAAGGAGACTAAAATGTATCAATCTGATGAACTTCAAAAGAAGTGGCAGCCAGTTCTTGAGCATCCTGATTTAGCAGAAATTAAAGATGCACATAAAAGAGCCGTAACTGCAACTCTTCTTGAGAACCAAGAAAGATCCGCCAAAGAGCAAAACGCTGGCTCAGGTGGATATCAAGCTCCTTCTCTTCTCGGAGAAGCGGCGCCAACAAACGCAATGGGTGCCTCATCATCAACTGCAAGTGATGGTGCAATTGACACTTTCGATCCAGTGTTAATCTCACTCGTAAGACGTTCTATGCCAAATCTAATTGCATATGACATCTGTGGTGTACAACCAATGAGTGGCCCAACAGGACTTATCTTTGCGATGAGATCCAGAACATCAACACAAACCACCAATCCTGAAGCACTATTCAACGAAGTGAATACAGTGTTCTCTGGTTCGGCGGCTGGCAACAACGCATCACAAGATGTTATAGATGGTGGTTCAACACCAGCACAACAAGCTGGTACAGATCCAACCGCAAGAGCATCAGGTTCAGGCTACACAGTTGGTACTGGTATGACAACTGCACAAGCTGAAGCTTTAGGTGACGATGCTAATAATGCTTTTCAAGAAATGGCTTTCTCAATCGAGAAAATCTCAGTGACTGCTGTTTCAAGAGCGTTAAAAGCTGAGTACACAATGGAATTAGCACAAGACTTGAAAGCAATTCATGGACTTGATGCTGAAACCGAATTGTCAAACATACTATCTGCTGAAATCTTAGCTGAGATCAACAGAGAAGTTGTGAGAACAATTAACTACACAGCTACAGCTGGTTCACAAAACAACGTGACAACCGCAGGTACTTTTGACTTAGACACAGACTCAAACGGACGTTGGAGTGTAGAAAAGTTCAAAGGTTTAATGTTTAACATCGAAAGAGATGCTAACGAAATCGCAAAAGCTACCAGACGAGGGAAAGGTAACATGATGATCTGTTCATCTGATGTTGCTTCTGCTCTTCAAATGGCTGGTGTTCTCGACTACACACCTGCTCTTAACAACAATCTACAAGTAGATGACACAGGTAACACCTTTGCTGGTGTTCTTAATGGAAGAATTAAGGTGTATATCGATCCTTATTTCTCACCTGCAAACTCTGGTGCATCTGCTGAGAACTACTACACATTAGGCTACAAAGGTTCAAGTGCATTTGATGCTGGACTTTTCTATTGCCCATATGTACCTCTACAGATGGTAAGAGCAATTGGAGAGAATACTTTCCAACCAAAAATCGGCTTCAAAACTAGATATGGAATGGTAGCAAACCCATTCGCAACATCTAATGCCGATGGTGCAATTGCTTTCGCTAAAAAGAACATCTACTACAGATTGTCTAAAGTAGCAAACTTAATGTAATTAGTAAATAAGTTACCTAAAACAAAAAGGGCGTTTCGGCGCCCTTTTTTATTGTTCTTATAAATAGTGATAAGGAGTTTAATATGTCTTCACTACAGAGAACAATGCCTGAAAATTTGAGTTTTCTCTCACCTACGGGCTTCAAATTTGCAATACAAAAACTTCCACATGTAAACTATTTCTGTACTAGTGCAGATATACCTGATATAACTTTAGGACAAGTGGATCAAGAAAACTTATTCATAAGAATACCTGTACCAGGTGATAAACTCGCATTCTCACCCTTAAACTTGTCATTTGCTATCGATGAAGATATGAAGAACTTCAAAGAAATATATGATTGGTTGATAGGTTTAGGGTATCCTGATAACTTTGAACAGAGAGCAAATTTACAAAGTGCTTTACAACAGAGAAATGAAAAGTCAGGATTAGTATATTCTGATGGTAGTATGATTATTACTACTGCACAGTATCAACCAAACATATTAATAAACTTCATAGACTTATATCCTATCAGTATAGGTGGTTTAGAGTTCAGTACTCAAAGCACCGATATCGAATATTTGCAAGGCTCCGTTTCATTCAATTATAGAAAGTATACGATTGACTTTATAAAATAAATATGTTATAGTGATAGTATGATTATAAGAAATGATAAGTATATACTTGATCTACAAGGCTCGTCAGGCACTGTCTACCGAGAGGGTAAGCTGTTGTTCAAAGGTTTCAGTGGTACTGCAATCAAAGAATATATAAGATACGTTCCTGAACATCGACAAAAATTTAGAGGTGTAAAAGAGCATCAACGTAAAATGGAGTTAGCTAAAGACTTAGAACAAGCTAGACTCAAAGCAAGGGAAAATACAAAATGAACTGGTTAGTAGTAGTGATATTCTCAGGCGTTGTGGGAGGATATCAGGATTTATATATTTTACAGCAACCCTCTTTCGTTTCAAGAGAAGAGTGTAGAACAAAGTTAAGCACAGAAGAACTTAGAGTTGCACTGACAAAGCAACTAACAAAAGAGTATACTGCATATAAGCCTATCGAAAGAATAGTCTGTGCTACAGAAAAACAAATTCAACAAGTCTTAAATGATAGTTATGGTAAAAGGGATACATGAAAATAGAAGATATTATGGAGATGTGGACTAAAGATAGTTCCATCGATGAAACTGAATTAGCAACTGAAAGTTCTAACATACCTGTATTACACAACAAGTATCTGAAAATATTCATGGCAGAACGTATCAAATTATTTTCTGCAAAAGCTGAACTCAAAAAGAAACGTAGAGTTTTGCTTGAGTATTATCTTGGTGAACTAGATCAAGAAGAACTCAAAGAACTTGGTAGAGAACAATTCTATAAGAAATTGTTAAAGAATGAAGTTGACTTATACATTGATAGTGATGATGCTCTTACAGAGCAAAGTTTACGTGTATCCGTACAAGAAGAAAAAGTCAACTATTTAGAGGCTGTTTTACGACAAATAAATAATAGAGGATTTCAGATAAAGAATGCAATCGACTGGAATAGATTCATTACAGGATAGAGAAGAAGTAGTAACTAAACTGAAATT